CGTATCAAAACTCTTACAGCAAAGAATTAAAAAGGCAGAGGGAAAATGGAGAATCGTGAACTTCCATTAGCAGTATGGTATCCTCTTTCGGTCGAACCGCAAATAGGCGAACCGATAATGTTCTGCTCTCTTGAGTGTATTGATTACTATACACAGCTGTATGGTTTGACAAGCGTTCAAATTTCAATTCCGAACGAAATCAAGTTTGGAACCTATGTTGGCAATCGTCTAGTCGAGGTTCTTCCAGGAAAAACTATGAGACTAGGTGTATGGGCTCCTTGTCCCCTGTTTTTCACTGAATCTTCCATCCGATCCCTGATGATAGCCAAAGAAAAGGCTAAAAAGGTATAACTTTAACAAAATCAATAACTTAGCTGCTTATACGTTTTGGTTATAACAGACTCTCGCTTATAACGAATCGGTATAAAAATTCCCTTTACTTCTACCCCAGATACGTTATACTTGTTCTTGTAAGGTAAAGAAAACGACTTGAGGTGATTGTTATGATGGAAGTTGTAGTTCTGGTTGGTGTGGCTCAATTCCGTGGCGGCGCCGACGTTCTTGGTGTATACGCTTCCGTAGAAGCAGCCCAGGCAGCTGCGCGAATGATCGCCGAACGCTCCGACCCTATAGAAGACCCACAGTACGATTTTTATCGCCTCGAATTCGCACCAGTCGGCGGCATGGTTCTCAACTCTCGAATTTTTGAAATCTAAAATCATCAACAAAAGGCACAATAAAATGAACTCCGAAGAAAATCAACAAGTCAGCGGCAACGGCACGTTCTACTCAAGACCGTATGGAGCGATTCATACTTTCTATCTGAGTGGGACGATCACCGCACCAGAAGGCTATGTTGACGTGATTGAGTCAATCCGAAACGCTGGTCCAAACGACGTCATTCAGATCATCATCAACTCTGGTGGTGGTGACCTGATGACTGGTTTGCAGCTGCGAGAGGCAATGCTGAAGTCGCAAGCCCACATCCAGTGTGTCGTTGAAGGGCAATGCGCCTCGGCTGCGACAATGATCTTCCTTGCGGGTCACGAACTTGTTGCCAATGAGTTCTCGGTGTTTATGTTCCATAACTATTCTGGTGGGACGTTTGGCAAGGGTGGTGAGATGCACGAGCAAATCAGTTTCGAGCGTCGCTGGTCTATCCAGCTTATGACAAGTATCTACAAAGATTTCTTGACTAAAGCAGAGATTACAGCTATGCTTGATGGTAAGGATTTCTGGATGACTGGCAACGAAGTAATGGATCGTATTACACTGGTCCACGACCGCAAGGCAAAGAAAGCAGAAGCCAGCGCCAAGTCCAAAGCTGCAAAAGCTGCAGCCAAGCAAAAGGCAGTACAACCAAGCGGAGAGTGATTCGTGAATATCTTTTGGCTCGACGAAGATCCGTATACTTGTTCGACGTACCATAATGATAAACACTGCGTCAAGATGATTCTGGAATACGCACAAATCCTGTCAACGGCTCACCGAGTTCTCGACGGATCTGTTGTCTCTGTTCCAGGAAAATCTGGCAAACCTCGCAAACATCTCCAGTTAAACGACGCCAGATACGACTCTGTCCTATACAAGCCCACGCACGTCAACCATCCGTCGACTGTGTGGGCGAGGCAGAGCAAAGCAAACTACACGACTCTTTATGCTTTGTTTACAGAACTTCTTCGTGAATACGAGACACGCTATGGAAAAGTTCACAAGACTTCTAGACTTTCTTCTTATCTTGCAACGCCTCCTAGGAATATTGATTCCGTAAAAGGCAGAACTGAGATTCCTCTTTGCATGCCAGACCAGTATAAAGTCTTTGGCAACCCCGTCGAGTCCTATCGTAACTATTACAGAACTGGCAAGGCTCATATTGCCAAGTGGAAACATAGACAAATTCCGGAGTGGTACAAATGACAGACAGTAAATTCAGAATCCCAATCTTCCTAGAAATAGACCAAGTAGAAGGCATCGTCCTGCAGGAACTAAAGAACTGCCTTGAACTTGAAGTAAGAAACTCCACCGACGAGGCAGGACATCCTCTTGAGGTTGATCTGGAGCTCGTCCAGGCGTTGATCACCGTGATCAAGTATTATCTCCCCTACGAACAAATAAAAGAGTTTGACAAGGAAGCAGCGGCTCTCCTAGAGAACATTCCTCACCAACAATAAGTACCAAAATGAAAATCTCAACTATACATCTTGATATGGATGGTGTCATCGCCAACTTTGACGGATACATCAAACAAGTCACAGGTAAAACGTGCGATGAATTGAACGCTGGGTGTTCGATGGCAGCTCATACGAACGACGATAGAACCGACCCAGTGTTCCGAGTGATGAAAGAGCATATCAACGAACACGATATGTTCTTCCAGCTAGATCCTTTGAACATTGATGAATGGATTGAGATTGTCAGTGTTGTTCGGTCACGAGGATTCAGAGTAGAACTTCTCTCAGCAGCACCGAGCGATGGGCTTCTTGCCAAGTCAAGAGAGCAAAAGATTCGTTGGGCAGCAAAACACAACCTAGAAGTCGATGACATTATTATTCTGCCTTCGGCTTCTCTCAAGAAGAAATATGCAAGACACACTACTCTTTTGATTGACGACTACGAGAAAAATGTGCGAGGTTATGCAAATGCAGGTGGGCTAGTGATACATCATAAGAATCTTCCAGAAACAAAATCGCGTCTTGAATTCTATACAGGTAAAATTTAACATGGCAAAGCAAAAAGCATCAGTGGCAAACATCGTTCTTCCTTCTACTCCTGCAGATCGGCAGAAGATCAAGAACGCAATCATCGAGGGAGCAAACTCGATGGTTCGCATCGACGCAGAGAAAGATGCCATCAAGGCAATCTGTGACAGTTTGAAAGAGGATTACGAACTTCCTCCTGCGATTGTCAAGCAAATGATCCGTGTCTATCATAAGCAAAATCTCACAGAAGTTTCAAACAAGACCGAGACTCTTGTTGAACTCTACGAAGAAGTTATCGGCACCCCTCAATAACTGCTTTACTTTAACGAGCAAGCGGCTTATAATCACTGAACTAAATTCTTAAACGGTACACAATTATGGCTGTCTTGCTCGATTTTAATCCTCTTATCATCGGCGCAGTGCATGTTGCTCAAAACAACGTTCGCTCTGCCGATGAACTAAACGTCAGCTTCATCCGACACCTTTTCCTGAACCAGATTCTTTCGTTTCGTAAGCAGTTCTCCAAGTACGGGGATTTTGTCATTTGCTGCGACTCAAAGAATTCCTGGCGCAAGGATCTGTTTCCGTATTACAAAGCATCCAGAAAAAAGTCGCGAGAAGAATCCAAGATCAACTGGCAAGTTGTGTTTGAATCTATAGATAGTATCAAACAAGAAATGGACGAGTTCTTTCCGTACAAAGTTGTCTATGCTGACAGAGCAGAAGCCGACGATGTCATCGCAGTTCTTGTTAAGTATTTCCAGGAAAACGAACTGGAAGGAATTATAGAACAGTCTCCGCAAAAAATAATGATAGTTTCCGGAGACAAAGACTTCAAACAACTACAGATATTTGACAATGTTGAGCAATATTCTCCTTTACTTGGAAAAAGAATTGTCGAGAACCGCCCCGATCTTTATCTCAAAGAGCATATCATTCGCGGCGATACTGGTGATGGTGTACCTAACATATTCTCTGATGACGATACGTTTGTAAGCGAAAAGCGTCAGAAGCCGATCCGCCAAGAAAAACTCGACAAGTGGCTTGAGTCAGAAGGAACTTCGTTCATCGAGGACGACGTTGTTCTGCGCAATTTCCACAGAAACAAAAAGATGGTCGATCTCTTGAACGAGATCCCTGCCGAAATAGAAACTTCTATTGTTAACAGATACAACTCCGCTAGTGGAAAGACTAGCAATCTGTTTAACTACTTCATACAGAACAAGCTCAAGAACCTTGTGACTGAAATCCAGAATTTTTAACCAATCAGTAATATGCAAAGGATATAAATACTTTATACTATGAGCGAACAAAAGACATTCAAAAACAAAACAGTGTACATTCCAGAACTTCTCAAGGCTCTGAACGACACTGGACCAAATCAACGAGCGAAGCGAATAGAAATTATTCGTGAGTACGCTTCTAAAGGAACAGACCACAATGCTCTGTTGAGAGCATTCGTCGAGTGTATGTTCCATCCTGCTGTGGTATTCGACCTTCCTCCAGGAACTCCTCCGTACAAAGAGAACACTGCTCCTGATTATGACTCAGCAGGAAACTCTTTGTTCAAGTTCTTTTCGAACAGGATGGTTAGATATTTTGTGAAGGGTCAGGAAAAGTTCATTCAACAAGACATTAAGCGTCAGATGATTTTCATACAGACTCTCGAAGGGCTGTATAAAGACGAAGCAAAAGTTCTGTTGATGATCAAAGAAAAGCAACTAGAAGGATACAAGAAATTTGTGAGCGAGGATCTCTTTAGGGAAGCACTTCCTGGATGGTTACCAGAAGCCCCAAAAGGTCAATTGGCGAACGGCTAGAATTATCGTTCGCCAGGCTCAGTAGAAGAATTGGAGTACGATGGACAAGGGAAGTTTTTAGATTATAACCAAACCGAGAGGTAATTATTATGATTATTTTCAGTGTGCAGGTAGCTGTCATAGCAGGTATCATACTTTCTATGAGTTTCTACTATAACAGCGTTAAAGGAAAATTTGGTACCATTAGGTAATATACAAGCATATGAAACACTTGAAAGATTTTGTCCGAGAAGACTACGAAACATATGAGCGCATTCGTCACAAGCGTTCAAAAGGCAAGCGGAACTGTTTTGAGTCTGACTATATGGAAGTAGAAGAACTTGTGGAAGAATATAAAAGCAGGAAGCAAGAGGAGATCAAAAAGAACCACAGGGAACTACGAGACAAATATTGGCACGACGGAGACTGATTCATATGCCAACTTATGAGTACCAATGCGAATCGTGTGGTGATTATTTCACTCAACAGTTGCCCATCGCAAAGATGAAGGAACCAGAGAAAGACGCATGCAAAAAATGCGGGTGTGAGTCTGTAAGAAAGAAAATTCTTTCGGGAGTTATTTTCAACGCCGACTCAGTAAAGCCTAATCAAAAATACAAGGAACTGGTTCGTGAGTGGAAAAAGAATATCCCGCACAATACGCTCCCCGACTATTAAGTCAAACGAGCGTGGTGCTGTGATGGCTGAGTACATCATAGTGACCACGCTCCTTTCCGTGGCAGTTCTCTATGCCCTGCTGGTAGGCGACCTTATAGAACCCGAAGGCTCCAAGACGGGTGTAACCAAGGCGGTCCACGACCGAACCGAAACCTTCACCCAGAGGATATACCAAGACCTCTGACCCCTCCGCTAAGTTATTGATTTCATTAGAGTCCTTGCAGTTTCACTTAAACCACTTAG